AACACCTTCGATCTTGCCGTCGCGCTCTACAGTCTCAACACCGGCACCTACACGCTGGTGGACAATTTCGCCAACACCGTTGCGGCGGGGGTGGCGAACTTGACCGTCAATCCAGTGCTCCAAGTCACTGCCTCGGAGACGGTCGGCGCCGGCACCTATTACATCGCCGTCTACGATGCCATCGGTTCGGTCGCCGCGAACACAACGTTTAAGATCATTTCGTTTTCCGACAGTGCCCTGATCCTGAGCGGACCCGGCGCGAAGGTCGGGAGCGGCGCCATTCTCGGCCACGGGCTGGTGCCGGCCGCGAACACTGTCGCGGCCGTCAATTACACCGAGACGCCGGCCGAGGGCTATCAAGGCACGCCGCCGGTCGAGGGTTTTTCGTCGGTCGGGCCGGGCAGGACCTACATCAATGCGGGCGGTACCGTCCTCGCCTCCCCGATCAGTGACGGCGCGCCTGATTTCGCCGCGACAGACGGTACCGCGACCACGGTGCTCAACCCGTTTTTCGGCACCTCCGCCGCCGCGCCGAACGCGGCCGCCGTCGGTCTGTTGATGCTGCAGGCGGATGGGCGGCTGGTGCCGGTGCAGGAGACCACGCTGCTGGACCGCTCGGCCATTCCCACCGCCAGCACGCTCAGCGGCGGCGCCGGTCTGATCCAGGCCGATAGCGCCGTCGCGGGCGCCATCACCGCCGCCGCCGGCCCGATCTGGACGATGCAGGGCACGGGCGGGCTCGGAAACGGCGGCGTCGGGTCCGGCGCGGTCAGCGGTTCTACGCTATGGAGCAGCGCGGGCAACTGGTCGGACGACCGCACGCCGGGAGCGGCGGACGCGGTCCAGATCACCGACGGGATCGGGCTTTTCAATACGGCCTATCTGGTGTCCGACGACATCTCCGACTCCGTCGCGTCGCTCACCGTGGACGGCGGTGCCTATCTGCCTGCAAGACCCGATCTCGTGGTCCAGGCCGGCAAGGTGCTGGTGACAGGGAGCCTGGTGCTCGGCGCGGGCAGCATCGCGCTGGCCGGCACGCTTGCCGACACCGGCGGGCTCGCCATGGGAAGCGCGGCCGGAACGATCACCCTCGGCACGGCTGGCGTGTTGCGAACCGGCGGCGCGGCGGCGGGCGGAACGATCGCCTTCGGTTCGGCCGTCGGCGGAGCCTTGGTGTTCACCACCGCCAATGCCGCGACGCTGACCGGCGGATTGACCACTGAGATCACGGGCTTTGCCGCCGGGGACACAATCGACCTCGCCGGCGTGATGGACTCTCAGGTCGCGGCGGTTCGGGTCAGCGGCGCGGCGGCGTCGATCGTGAACGCCGCGGGCCAGATGCTGGCGGCGCTGAACGTGACAGGCGCCTTCACCCAGCTCGGCTTCTCGAAGGACTCCGGCGGGGGCACCGAACTGGTGGCGTGCTATCTCGCCGGTACCCGCATCGCCACACCCTGGGGCGACTGCGCCATCCAGCATCTGGAGATAGGCGACAAGGTGCTCACCGTCTCAGGCCGCGCCCGGCCCATCCGCTGGATCGGCCGCCGCCGCTACGATGCTGTGCCGGCGGGCGATGACGAGCGCCAGCCGGTTCGGTTCGTTGCCGGCTGCCTCGGGGCGGGGCTGCCGCGCCGCGATCTTTATGTCTCGCCGTGCCATGCGGTGCTGCTGAACGGAATGCTGATCCCGGCCAACCGCCTGCTCGACCGCCCCGGCATCGCCCGCGCGGCCATGCCCGGCGAGATCGCCTACTTCCATATCGAACTGGAGACGCACGATGCGATCCTCGCCGAGGGCGCGGCGGCGGAGACGTTCGCGGACACGGGCAACCGCCACATGTTCGACAACGCCGAAGAATTCGCCGCGCTCTATCCCGGCGTGAATGCACCGACGCACCAGTTCTGTGCGCCCCGGATGGGGGATCGCGTGGCCTGAGGCGGGGCGGCGGGCCACCCTTACAGATACGGCGTCTCGAACGCGCGCTGGCCGTTGTTGTCGAGCTTGACCGTGAAGCCGCAGCGCGGAGTGACGTATTTCCCGGTGACGTGTTGCGCATCCAGCGTGCCGTCGAACCGCATCACGTAGGGCTTGCGGTCTGCGCCCGTCGTGGCGAGCGTGCCACTCAACGTGCCATCCTGACCCACGTCGCCCCGCAGCAGGAGCACGCCGTCCTCCGGAGCGAACGTAAAGTGGCCCTTGGCCGTACTCAGCGTGGCGCGGCTCTGCTGGCCGCAGGCGCCGTCGGGCGTCACGGTTCCGACATAAGTTTGATTTCGCACGACCGGCGTGCCGCACCCGACAACCCCGAGCCCCGTCGTGGCCAGCAGCAGCAGGCCTGCCGGCGCGAACCGCAATCCGGTCTGTTTCAAAGAGCCGTCAGCGAGACCTGCGCCACACCGCGCTCGAGAATACCGAGTTCCGCTGCCGCCGCGCGCGACAGGTCGATGATGCGGCGGCGTGTGCCGGGACGATCTGTGATGGTGACGATCACCGAGCGTGCGCCGCCGGCGAGCGAGACCAGCACCTTGCTGCCCAACGGCAGCGTGGCGTGGGCCGCGGTGAGTTGCGACTCGTCGAACCGGGAGCCATTGCTCATGCGGTTGCCCTGCCAGCGACCGCCGCCATACCACGAGGCGAGACCGACCTGGGTGATCGCGCCGCCGCGCACGATTCCGCCGCCGTAGCTCGCGTTGAGATCGACGCCGGGTTCGGACCAGGCGGTCGCGTCGTTGACGAAGGCCTCCCGCGACGGTGCCGCGCGGCCTTCGGCGTACGACCGATAACCGCGGCGGCTGCGGGTGGCGGTGGTGACCCGGCCGCCAGCGCGCGAGACGGAGGAAAGGGCGGTCCGCGAGATGGCGGCGCGCCGTTCGCTCACGCGCGGTTCGGTGGCATGCGCCCGGCGTTCAGGTTCGGGATTGTCGTTGTGGCGGGAGGAATGGCCACTGCCGGTTGCAGCGAGGGCCGGACTTGCGAGCAGCACGGTAAACACCATGCAGGGGAACGCCTTGAGGGCGCGATTGATCATACGGGTAGCCTTCCCTGTCGAGACCGGGACCGCAATGACCAGAACGAGAAAACCACAGGTCAGGCAGTCCAGGCGCGGGGTGACGTCGAGTGTCCGCGGCCCCGCAGAATGAGGAGCCCGGCAATAGGCAGGTTCAAACGCGGGGCATTCAGCCCATCCCGAGGCAGAAGATCAACCCCTAATCTCATAGGGGGATCATATATGCTGGCCTGCACCTGTGTTCGTGTCTTGCTCGTATCGAAAATGTATTCTTTGCATTGGTGAAGTGCGTTTGTTAACTCCCGGTAATTCATAGAAACCGCCTTGAAACGGTAGCGGCTGAATACAACCGGCCGATAACGACGCTGAGCCCGTAAATAAATGTCACGGCACCCCGCCGACGCCCCGCGAATCCCGCGTCGAGGGATAGGATCAGTGTTCAGAAAATATTCCTTGCCCGATTGCCCCAGTTCGGGGTAGGCAAGCGGCGACGATCGGTTTTTCGCGTCTCGCTCGCCGCTCGCCCCGGCCCCTCTCTCTCCTCCTCATCATCACGGGTTCCGCCATGCCGCCAGACGCTGCCACATCAGCGGCGGCGCGTGCGCCCGCCCGCCAAGGCTCGCTGCTCGAGCACTGCCCGCCAGCGCTGCTCGACTGGTGCCACCATGTGCTGCGTCCGCTGGACCAGGCGCCGGCGGTGCATCATCGCCTCATCATCGACGAACTCGACGCCCTCGCCGAGGGCCGCACCGACCGGCTGATGCTGCTGATGCCGCCGGGTTCGGCCAAATCCACCTACGCCTCGGTGCTATTCCCGGCCTGGTTCCTCTCGCGCCATGCCAATGCCTCGGTGATTGCGACCTCGCACACCGCCTCCCTCGCCACCCATTTCGGCCGGCGCGTGCGCGCACTGGCGCTCGAGTATCCCGACCAGCTCGGCTACCGGCTCGACCGCACCCACCGCGCGGCGGGGAGCTGGGCGACCGATGCCGGCGGGGACTACTACGCCACCGGCGTCCGCGGCCCCGTGACCGGCCGCCGCGCCGACCTCATCCTGATCGACGACCCGGTGAAGAGCGCGCTGGAGGCGGACTCCGCGCTGTCGCGCGACCAGCTATGGGACTGGTACCGCACCGATCTGGCCACCCGCCTCAAGCCCACGGGCCGCATCGCCCTGGTCATGACGCGATGGCATCGTGACGACCTCGGCGGCCGCCTGCTGGCCGGCGAGGACGGTTGGCGGGTGATCCGCCTGCCGGCGCTGGCCGAGGAGCAGTTGCCCGGCGAACCGCCCGATGCGCTCGGCCGCGCGCCGGGCGCGCCGCTGTGGCCAGCCTGGGAGAGCGGGGAGAAACTCGCCCGCCGCCGCGCCGCGATCGGCCCGCGCGCCTGGGCCGCGCTGTATCAGCAGCGCCCCGCCACCGCCGAGGGCTCGCTGTTCCGCGTCGCCGGTATTTCCGTGCTTCCGGCCGCTCCGGCCGAGGCGCGCTATGTTCGCGCCTGGGATCTCGCCGCCACCGCCGCCACCGAGGGGCGCGACCCGGACTGGACCGTGGGTCTCAAGCTCGGCCGCGAGCCGAATGGCCGCACCGTGGTGGCCGACATCGTGCGCCTGCGCGGCGGCCCGCACGAGGTGGAGCAGGCGATCATCAACACCGCGGCGCAGGACGGTCGCACTGTCGCCGTGGGCCTGCCGCAGGACCCCGGCCAAGCCGGCAAGCAACAGGTGGCATGGCTCGCCGCCCGCCTCGCCGGCCATCATGTGGTCGCCTCGCCCGAGACCGGATCGAAGGCCACCCGCGCCGCGCCGGTGGCGGCCCAGGCCGACGCCGGCAACCTCGCCGTCGTCGAAGCTTCCTGGAACCGTGCCTTTCTCGAGGAACTGCGCGACTTCCCGCAGGGCCGCAAGGACGATCAGGTCGACGCGCTGAGCCGCGCCTTCGCCCTGCTCCTCTCCGACGCGCCCGCCGCCCCCGCGCGACGGCTCCAGGTGCCGTTCATGGGGCGATAGCCGCGTCTCGCCACTGCCGCTCCGTGCCCTCTATGCGGCCCCGCCTCCTCACTCTCCTTTGGCCAAAGGGACACCCATGTTCGCCACCATCCGCGCCGCCACGCCCGCCGACGGTGACTATCCCGCCCGTTGCACCCGGCTCGACATCCTCGCCCGCATCCTCGACGGCACGTTCTATGATGTACTGACCTACGAGTTTCATGAGGAACGCACTGCCACCGGCGAATACATCCCGCTGCGGATGCGCCGCCCGTCGGTGCGATATCCGCTGGCGCGCATCGTGGTCGACGATTCGCTGTCGCTGGTGTTCAGCGACGGGCATTTCCCGTCCTTCGCCTGCGCCGACCCCGCCACCCGCCGCGCGCTGGCCGCCATCGCGCTGGAGAGCGGGCTCAACGGCGTGATGGCCGAGGCGGCGCTGCGCGGCAGCATTGGCTCGGTGGCGATTCTGATGCGCGTGCTGAAGGGGCGCGTTTTCTTCCGCGTGCTCGACACGCGCTACCTCACGCCGGTCTACGATCCCGAGGCGCCGGACACGTTGCTTTCACTAACCGAGCGCTACAAGGTCTCCGGCGCCGATCTCGCCGCGCAGGGCTATGACCTCGCCGCGCCCGGCGGGATGTTCTGGTTCCAAAGGAGCTGGGATGCGACGTCGGAAACCTGGTTCGTTCCGAATTCGGTCGGCAACAACACGCCGCCGGTCATCGACGACGTCCGCACCGTGCGGCACGACCTCGGTTTCGTGCCGGTGGTGTGGATCAAGAACCTGCCCGGCGGCCCGGACGGACCCGACGGCATCGATGGCGCCTGCACGTTCCGGCCCGCCGTCGAAACGTCCATCGAGATCGACTATCAATTGTCCCAGGCTGGGCGCGGGCTGAAATACAGCTCCGATCCAATGCTGATGATTCGCGAACCGGCGGGCACCGAGGGCGAACTCGTGCGTGGCGGCGGCAACGCGCTGCTGGTCTCAGAACGCGGCGACGCGAAGCTGCTGGAGATCGGCGGCACCGCCTCGGCGGCGGTCATCGAGTATGTTCGGACGTTGCGCGAGATGGCGCTGGAGGGCGTGCACGGCAACCGCAGCAGTGCCGACCGCATCGCCGCCGCACAATCCGGCCGGGCGCTGGAGCTGATGAATCAGGGCCTGATCTGGCTGGCCGACAATCTGCGCGTGAGCTACGGCCGCGGATTGCTCGCTCTCGCCCGGATGATCGTGCTGGCCTCGCAACGCTGCACGCTCACCGTCGCCGGGGAGAAACTTCCGTCGCTCGATCCATCCGAGCCGGTGTCGCTGAACTGGCCGCGTTGGTATCCGCTGACCTCGACGGAGATGCAGCAGGATGCCGGGACGCTGGCGACGCTGATCGATGCGGGCCTGCTCTCGCGCGAGACGGCGCTTGCGTCGATCGGCGACGTTTACGGCGTGAACGACATCGACCGCGAACTGGCCCGCGTTCAACCGCCATCGCCGCCCACGCCGGATCAACACAGCCATAAGTAATTCTACTTAGCAAAAAAGTCTTGCCCACTAACCCCAATTTTGGGTAGACCTTCGCTCATGATGGCCGGACGCGCGGGCAACGCCCCCTCTGCCATCATCCCCCACCCGATCTGGAAGCAAGATGACCGAAACCTCGCCCCCGGAGGTCGCGCCCGCATTGGGCGAGGCCGCCGTCGATACGCGTGTCGAAACGCTGGAACGCCGCATCGCGGAACTCGAAGCCACTCACCGCGACCGTCTCATCCGCGCCGATCTGAAGGCCGAGGCGGTGCGGGCGGGGATGATCGATCTCGACGGCTTGAAACTCGTCGATCCCGCCGGCATCGAACTCGGCGAGGACGGGCAGGTGAAGGGCGCCGAAGCGCTGATGCGCAATCTCAAGCGCCTCAAGCCGTGGCTGTTCGGCCTGTCCAGCACGTCCAGCACCGCCGCCGCGCCGCCCTCCCAGCCGCCCGAGCCCAAGACCGCCAAGACCATGAACCACGCCGAGTGGCGGGCCGCACGGGCCGAACTGCTCCGCCGCCGCTGAGCCTCGCCGCCGGCCTGACCATTCTCCATTCCCAACGAGGATCACGCCCCCATGGGTATCCAGAACTTCCCTCTCGCGCTGCAGCCGATCATCCAGCAGGGTTTCCTCGAACGCGAGTTCGAGGCGGCGCTGCACGCTCGCCTCGGTTACCGCGAATGCGCCGACCGGGAGGAATTCGCCGTCGGCATCGGTGAGACGCTGACCAAGACCCGCGCCGGACTGAAGCCCATCGTCACTACGCCGATGGCGCCGGCCACCAACACCAATTTCGACAACGGCTTGGTGTCCACCACCGTCGCTGTCGAGCAGTACACCATCACGCTGAACAGCTACGGCGCGACCAGCGACCTCAACATGGTCACCTCGCGCGTGGGCATCGCCAGCCAGTTCCTTCTCAATGCCGCGGTCAATGGCGAACAGGCCGCCCGCTCGCTGGACGGTCTGGGCCGCGACGCCTTGTTCAACGCCTACATGGGCGGCAACACTCGCGTGACCACGACGCTCGCGAGCCCCGGCGCGGCGCTGCGTGTCGACGACGTCCGCGGCTTCCAAACCGTTTTCGTCAACGGCGTGCAAGGCCCGGTGGGCGGCACGGCCTCGCTCGGCGTGCAGGTCAACGGCAACACCTACACCTTGGTCGGCGTCACGCCCGATGCGCCGAGTTCGGTTCAAGGCTCGTCCTACCTCGGCATGCCCGGCACACTGAATTTTTCCAGCAACGTGTCGGTGGCGGACGCGACGGCCGGCAACACGGTGACGGCCTCGACCGCCTCGACCATCCTGCGGCCCAACGCGCGCACCAACACCGCACAGCTTCAGACCGGCGACGTGCTGGACATGAGCACGCTGCTCAACGCGGTTGCCCAGCTACGTTCCAACGCCGTGCCGGAGATCGATGGCGCTTTCAACTGCTATCTCGATCCTGTCTCGGCCCGCCAGTTGTTCTCCGACCAGGCGTTCCGCCAGTTGTTCCAGGGCGCCACCTCGGCGAACCAGGTGTTCAAGAAGGGCATGGTGAACGACTTCCTTGGACTGCGCTTCATCCCGACGACCCAGGCACCGGTCACCCCGGCGGCCGGCCTCAACGGATTCAGCGTGCGACGGCCGATCATATGCGGCCAGGGCGCGCTGATCGAAGGCGATTTCGCGGGCATGGCGGAATCCGACATCGCGCCGCGCGATGCCATCGTCAACATCGTCGATGGGATCGCGATGGTGACCCGCGAACCGGTCGACCGGCTGCAGCAGATCATCGCCCAGAGCTGGTATTGGATCGGCGGTTTCTGCGCCCCGTCCGACACCACCACGAATCCTGCCACCGTCGGAACCGCGAACAACTCGAACTACAAGCGGGCGGTGATCGTCGAGCATATCGGCTAACTCCCGAGGCTGCGTTGGCGCCGTCTCGCCATTTCCCGGTGGGAGATGGCGAGAACCGCGATACGGCCTGACGCTCCCCTGATGCATCCGGCGAACCCCTCAAGCCGCGGAGTTCCCATGGCCTTCACCGATGCCCAGAAGACCGATATCCGCCGCTTCTGCGGCTATCCCGCCTATGGCAGCACGCCGCAGGGCTTCAACAGCTGGCGGTTCTTCCAGGCCTATGGCGTCCTGGAATACCGGCTGAACTACCTGTCCGGGGCCGAAGAGGCGGTTGTGGTCCAGCAACTCGCGACGCTGGTTCAGCTCGAAGCCGCCATCCCGGCGGCGTCGGCCACGCTCGACACCGACGAGGCCGCGGTGTGGACCCGCAATCCCGACGAGATGCGCGAGCGGCGCAACCTGTTGGACGACTGGCGCCGCCGGCTGTGCGGGTTCCTGGGCGTGCCGCCCGGGCCGGCGCTGTCCGATGGCGGGCTGAGGCTCGTCGTTTGATGAACGAACCTCTTTTGCAGGACATCATCCGCCGCGGCGTGGGCCGGGGTGCCGCCGCCGCCGGCGTGTGGTGCGACGCCTACCGCCCCCACGGCGCCCACGAGCCGTTGGCGTCGGCCAACCGCTATCTGCGTCTGCCCGTGATCCTCGCTCCGCCCAGCGGCTTCGCTCAGCCCGCGGGCTTCGGCGCTTCGGCGTGGACCGGCCAGTTCGATGCGGCAACGACGCGGCCGGGCGACTACCTCGTGCATCACGCCGGGCACGGCCTCGGCTTCGGGGAAAGCGGCGGCGGCGTGTGGTTCATCGCCGCCCAGCAGGCGCTGCTGCCCGTGCTGTGCATCCGCGCCACCCGCATGGTGTCCATACATCGCGCCGCCGAGCCCTCGGCCATCGGCGTGAATCCCTATGGGGGCGCGCTGCGCGGCACCGGGCCGACGCTGGCAACCGGCTGGCCCGCCTCGGTGCTGAGCGGCGGCGGCGCGGGGCTCGATCCCGGCGACCTGCCCACCGACGCCGCGCCGGGCGCGTGGACGGTGCTGCTGCCGCCCATCCCGCGCCTGGTGCTCCGCGCCGGGGATGCGATGACCGACGATCTGCACCGCACCGGCATCGTCGCCGGGGCCGAGCGCACCGATCTCGGCTGGCGGCTTCAGGTAAAGCAGATCACGACGTGAACGCCCTCGCGGAGAAGGCATCCCCATGGCCGATCAGTCCGACGTCGAGACGACGCTGGTCGATCTCATCGCCGCCATCCTCTACCCCCGGGGCACCGCTGCGCCGTCCATCCTCGGGCGGCTGTGCCGCGTGTATCGCGGCTGGCCGCACTCCGCCGCGCTCGACGAGGACCTCGCCGCCGGGCATGTGAACATCACGGTGTTTCCCGATCAGCGGCACGAGCACGTCACCACGCGCTTTCCCGCCGAATTCCAGATCGTCACGCAGAACATCCCGAGCTACACGGTGAGCGTTACTGGCAACACCGCCACCGTCGGCGGCTCGCCGGGCGGCGGGCAACTGGTGGGGTTGCTGGTCGGTCAACTCGCCGTCGTGCACCGCACCGCCGCCACGGATTCTCCCGCGCTGGTCGCGTCGATCCTCGCTGCGCAACTCGCCACGCAGCGTCTCGCGTTGGTCGCGGGGGCGATCATTACGATGCCGGGCGCAGCGGAGATCGTCGGTCGCGTGGTGGCCGACCAGACCGCGCAATCCGAGACCCGCCGCCAGCTCCAGTCGTTTCGGGTAAGCCTTTGGTGCCCGGACCCCGCCACCCGCGACGCCTGCGCCTCGGCCATCGACGCCGCGCTGTCGGCGCTGGATTTCATCGCGTTGCCGGACGGCACCTCGGGGCGGCTGCTGTTCCGCAGGTCGATCGTGCTGGATCGCGCCGAGAACGCCGCGCTGTTCCGCCGTGACCTGTTCTACACCGTGGACTACGCCACCACGGTCTCCACCACATTGCCCGCGATGCTGTTCGGCGATGCCGCCTTCACGCCGAACGGCGGCCCGCTCACCCGCAACTGCCTCGGCTGACGCGCCCTCCGCCGTGCCGCTCCGGCCATCCCGCTCCCTCTTCTCGGAGACTGCCCTCATGACCCCGACCCTCGTCGTCGTGCGCCCGTTCGCGGGCCACGCGAAAGGCGATGCCATCAGCGATGCCGCCACGGTGGCGCAAATTCTCGGCACCGAGCACGCGGTGAACGTCGTGCGCGTGGCGACCGCCTCGCCGTCTTCCGCCTCGCCTGCCGCCGCATCACCGCCCGCGGCGCCCGCAACCGCTGAAGTGAAGCAGGGAGGCTGACCGGTCATGCCCATCGTACAGCAAGGCTCCATAAACACGACCGCCCTCGTGGTACCCGATCTTTATGTTCAGATCGTTCCGCCGCAGAACCTCGTGCTCAACGGTGTGCCTACCAACGTCATCGGCGTGGTCGGCACAGCCTCCTGGGGGCCGGTGGGCCAGCCGGTGATCGTCGGCAGCATGGCCGACTACGCCTCGAATTTCGGCCCCGTCATGGCCCGCAAATACGATCTCGGCACCCCAGTCGCGACCGCGGTCCAGCAGGGAGCGAGCGCGTTCCGGTGCGTGCGCGTCACCGATGGATCGGACACGGCCGCACAGTATGAGCTGCCCACGACGACGTTCCTGTTCACGGCACTTTATACCGGTAGTCTGGGCAACACGATCAACGTGTCACTCTCCACCGGGAGCGCCGCCGCTACCTGGCGCCTCACCGTGGTGCTGCCGGGCCTGCCGCCGGAGGTGTTCGACAATATCGCCGGCTCGGGTGCCGCGTTCTGGACCAACCTCGCCGCCGCGGTGAACCAGGGCATCACAAATCAGCGCGGCCCGAGCCAGCTCGTCGTCGCCTCCGCCGCCGGCACGTCGGTCGCGCCATTCGCTTTCAGCTACACCATGACCGGCGGCGTGCAGGGCAGCGACGGCGCCGCCGCCGTCACCGCCGCAACACTGGTCGGCCAGGATGTTCCGCCGCGTCACGGCATGTACGCGTTGCGCGGCCAGGGCTGCTCGATCGGCCTGCTGTCGGATGCCGACGATGCCAGCACCTGGACGACCCAGGCCGGCTTCGGGCTGTCCGAGGGCCTGTACATGATCATCCCCGGTCCGGCCGGCGATACCATCGTAAACGCGGTGGGTGCCAAGCATTCCACCGGGCTCGATAGCTACGCCGTGAAGTTGATGTTCGGCGACTGGATTTACTGGAACGACCAGGTCAACGGCATTTTGCGACTTGTCTCGCCGCAGGGCTTCGTCGCCGGCCGCCTCGGCAATCTTTCGCCCGAACAGTCGAGCCTTAACAAACCGCTCTACGGAGTCGTCGGG